GCATGAATGTTCGTGTTATTCCCGTACCGCGCATGTCACCCACTTTTTCCCATTCCCCGGCGCTGTCGTAGCGAAGATACACGCGGAACGTGGCCGATGCGTCCATCTTCACGCGCAGGTTGAAGCGGGAAAGATACTTATGGTCCTTTTGGTCATAGCCGATAATCCCCGTTGTGGCGCTCCAGGTGACCGCGCCTTCGCTTGTACCCGTGCTGCCGTAGACGCTGACCAGCTTTCGCGTTGCTGTGTCGATGTAGTACAGTTCGTCGTCGACCTGGGCAAACCCCATGACCTGCGCGTCGTCCTCGCGGTACCACAAGCGGCGCTGGGTGTCATACAGGAACAGATTCCACTTTGTGTCCGCGCCCTGCATGTTGATGTAGTAGCGTTCCTTGTACACGCCCGCGACTGCCTTGCGGTAGGTTTCCGACCCCAGCGCGTCACCCACGCCAACGGGAAGGCTGCCGTCATACGCCAGAACGTCCGTGCGTCCCTTGTAGTAGAGCATCTCGTTCACGATGGCAAGGCTGAGATGGCTTCCTTCCTGCACCCCGCGGCAATTGGTCGTTTCGATGCGGTAGTTGCTGGGCTGTGAGCCGTACACCTTGATCAGACAGGTTTCCTTGAAAAAGATGGGATATCCCAGGTGCGTGACCGCGCCGGTGAACTTGCCGTCTGACCCAACGGAAGCGGCGTAGCTGTCCGTGGCGATTCCCATGTAGCGGCTCCAGTTGCGGAAATTTCCCTGCTCACAGGCGTATATCTCATTGACGTTTTTGCCGTCCACGATGCCGTACTTACATCCCCACAGGCGGTTTTCACTCTCAGTGAGGAAGTCTACGGCGGGCATTTCGCGCTTGACGACCACGGTAACATCGACCAGCGTATGCGCTTCGTTCAGCAGCCCTGTGACAACGATGCTGTCCGCGCCGATGGTGTAAATGATATGGTTGGCGTTCAGCGCGCCGATCTGCTGCGCCATGGCGGGATCTGTCCCCGCAAAGGTCAGCCCCGAAAGCGTCACGCCGTCATACTGCTGAAAATAGTCGCCTATGCCCGCCATGTCGATGCGCGTATAGGCGCTGGGGATCTCTGCCCATGCGTCAGACATGGCGCTGTACTGCCGCAGGACGTGGATATCGCCGCTGCTGTCTACCCAATAATCGCCGTTCGCAGGTTCAGCAGGCGGCACAACGCTGACGATCAGCGCGCCCAGCATCAGCGTTGTGCCGTCCACGCGGGAAGGCGTGAGAAGCACGTCGCCCGAAAACGTGAAAGTACTGTCGATGCTGCCGTAATCGGTAAGGACTGCCGTGTTAACGTACTTCCTGTCGGGCATGATGATGATGTACGCGCCCATGCTGACTAACTGCTTGGGTACAAAGCCCACTGCCGTAGAGAGCGTGAGTCCCGTCACAACGGTGTCATTAATGTACAGCGCGGCCCCGTCCACATAAACCAAAGCATCCCGCGCGGCAATTCCGGCGGGAGCGGTCAGGGTCTTAACGGTACCGCGGGGTCTGCGCGGCGCAAACACGGGGAAATCCCGCGGGCTGATGTTTTCCATATCATACCAGCCGCGGGTATCACTCCTGAGGTTTTTGTCCAGCCCCAGGAACACGTTCTGTATCTCGTTAGACTGGCGCGTCGGCTGTAGATACGGCCACATGGTTCCCTCCCATATACCAGTGCGTCACGCGTTGCCCCGGCATGTATGTACGGTGCCAGAAGGCGGAAAAAGCGGCGAACATCTCATTGAACAGCCGCGCGGAGTTGTTATACTTGTCCAGCTCCTGGTTGTGCAGGTCCACCTGCATCATCAGGTAGTACAGGTACAGCCGGTCGTAGGGGTTTGGCGCGATCATCTCCGTCGTGTCCGGCGTCAGCGCGTCGATGCCGGTAAAGGTGATCGCGTTCGGGTTGGCGTGTGTCTGCACGATGGTGGCGTATATCTCGCCCTCAATGTCGCTCAGCCAGCCCGCGATCTCCGCGTCCGTGTACTGGTGCGGTTTCTGCCTCTGCAGCTGGTCCGTGATTTGCTTGATGGTCATGGGGCCTCCTTAGGTGGCGGCGTTGATGGTCAGCGTACCCCATACAGCCGCCACGCCCTCATTGATGCGGTCGAACGGGTCGCTGAACGTCACGCCGGTGGATCCTCCGTCTGCTGCGGGCGCCGAACACTCGCCTGTGGCGTCCTTCTTAAACGTCAGCACAGCGCCCACGGCGGTCACGGTCCACGCCGCAATGTTTCCCACTGTCGCTGTCACAGCGGTGTCCACGGCAGCTTTGATTTTGGCGGCCACGGTTGAAGGAGTGTCGTTCTTGACCAGCGTGACCGCGACCTCCTGCGCATTGAGGGTGACGGTGATGTTGCCTGCCTGGGTAATGGCGCCCTTGGTGACGGTCACGGTGTCCAGTTCCTGCACGCCGGGGGTCGTGCAGACGCTCAGTGAAGCGGGCGTTTCAGTTTCACCATCCGCTTTGACGTACACGATCATGCCCTCGAAGTTGTCGTCCTCCGTCGTCGGCAGCGCGTCGCGGATATAGTATTGGTACTTGTCTGCTTCCAGTTCCGGCGCCACTTCCGCACGCCGCGCGAACAGATGGTTGGCTGCTATCAGCGTAAAGGGGTTCACGCCGTCAAGCTCGATGTGCGGGCCGGGGCCGACGGGCGTCCTGACCTGCCGCGTCCATACACCGGCGATCTTGATATACAGGGCATCGGGGTCGCCCTCAATGTAGGCGACGGATCCGTCCTGCCAGGTTGACATCAGCGCAAAGTCATCCTCGCCGTCCACGGCCAGGAATCCATAGCTGTACCCTCCGGTGCTCTCCAGACCGGACTCGTATACCTGCTTTACAACATATCCCATGGCGCAGCTCCTTTACATCTGACCGCCGTCAGCAATGTTGGTATTGGTGTCGTCAATGGATTTGAGATACTCGTACTCCTCCTGCTCCTTTTGACGGATGATCTGGATGCGCTCGTAAACGGGGTACGGGACCTTGACCTTGGCGCCGCGCTTGACGCGGGTGTATGCGCCGTTAATGCCGATGAGGAAATAGTCCGCTTCGCCGCGCGGTGCAGGGGGGAGCTCGATCTCGCGCATATCCCGCCAGGGATCATAGGTTTCTGCGGCAATGGTCGGGGTGTCTGTCACGATTGCGTTAACGGGTGCTTTGGTTACTGCCATAGGTACCTCCGTTTTAGATGTCAATGGCCGGGGGATCGCTCCCCCGGCTGAGTCGGGTATTAGTTGGAAACGTCCTTGAAGCTGTACTTGCCGACACTCTCGATGACGACAAGGCGCTCGGGGTAGAGGATCTTGGCCGCGGTGGTGAAGCGCCCGCCGACGGTGCCGAACTGGTTCAGCGGACCGCCGATGCCGCTCTTGCGGTCGTGGATAATGGTCTCAATGGACGCGCCGTCAGGCTTGATGACCGCGAAAGCGTCCTTGCCCATGATGAAGGTCTGGTACACGGCCGCGCCGTCTACGGCATTGTCGGAGTGGTAGATGATCGCGTCTTTCGCCACGGCAATAGAGGCCGATGCACTTAGCGCAATGGTCGCGGCCCCCGCGATGGCTTCCTCGCCGACAGTAGTTGCATGGAGTTCGTACTCGGTCGTGCCGATCTTGACCGTTTCGCCCGCGAGCGCGGCATAGTCAGCGGTCGTCATGGCCTCGTTGACAGCGATCACGGTCGAAGGTGAGTCGGCGGTAATGGCGGTCTTAACCGTCAGGGTGTGGTTGGCTGCAGACATTGGCGTGCCCTTGATGACGGGCGCTATGGTGGACTTGAGGAAGCGCACGCCATGCAGCTCGCCCACTTCGCCGTTGAAGATTTGGCGGCTGGACTCGTATTTGTGCACTTCGATCCACTCGGGGTTGCGTCTGAGGTCATACCACACGGAGGGGTGAAGCACGCCCAGGTATTCAGCGCCGTCGAAGTAGGGCGCGTTGGCCTTCTGCAGCACGGTGACGGCCTGTGCGATCATGTCAGGGGACAGGGCGCACAGGGTAGCGGCGGCGGCAGACAGAGCGGTGCGGGTCGCTGGGCTGGAGGCATAGGCGTGGTTGCCGTTCGCACCGGTGTTCAGCGCGTCCGCAAACAGAGTGTTGCCGGACACGCTCAGCGCGGCGCGGACCACTTTTTCGTAGGAGCGCGCGATGGATGCGCCGAC